TTGATTCGCTGCTATGTTATTTTCCAATAAGTAATTTAAAATACTTTGTGTCCCAGCACTTGTTACAGGTGTATTAGTAATATAAGCATAATTGGCCCAATCCACTAAAATTCTGTTAGCCATACCGCTTAAATCATAACCAGAGTTTGTCACTGTAGTTGTAAGTAATTGGTTGATATCGTTCATAATTTCTACTGGTGTCTTTTTACTCCATGCTGAAAAAGTTGATGCACCATTTACAGCACTTGTAGCAATTATATTAGGGTTATTAACCAATCCATAAGTACCTGTTTTACTAATACCTACATATACATTACGATCAAGCATTTTACTGTGATTTAATCTAACTCCATCATCAAGTATTTGATTTAAGCTCTTACCAATCTGTTGTAGTTTAAGTTCATCAAATAAAGGTGCTCTTAATATTTCTGAGAATGTGTGCACCTTGAATACATCTTTAGAAATATTAGCTTGAGATACTGGAATGTTAGTAGTTTCACTTCCAATTATCGAATCTTCATCATTTCCAGTAGTTGCATAATCAACAAATACATTTGAAGTTATTGAAGTCCATCCACCACCTGGAAGCATATCTATGTCCCTAGGTGCAGTTAATGAAGTTAAAGGTTCTAATAGTCTTGGGTCTTGTTTTTCAAGTTCTCCAGTTAAGAATACTAAGCCACCACTTGCGCCACTATCCATACCAGGTCCATAAACTGCACCAGGAGCTTGGGCCATTACGACACCACGTTGTCCTGAGCTCATAATTGAATCCATTGTTTGTTTCATCATTTCATTCATATCTTAATTCCTCCTATTATGCGTTAAGTTGAGTCAATAATACTATTTCTGCAATGCCTGAAGCATCTTGTTTTCCTGATGTCCACCTTGCATTAGTAAGTTGGGCAGCTGTTCCTCCTGCTGGTGTAGAAGTAGCAACGAGTGATCCTATTGCTGATGTTGTCCCTGCTACTGTAACTATATATACAAGTCCGTTAGCAGTTGGAGTTCCTTCTTTACAAAATACAGTAGCAGTCCCTTGTTGTAATACATCACATGGTGTATTTGGTTCAAACTGACCAGAACTTACATTTGCGCCAAATCCATAAGTCATAGATTGTTTAACTTCTGATACTGCAATACCTCCAAAATTAGCTACTGTTGCGGCACTTACACCTGTTCCAGTTGCGCCGAATAGAGAATAAGTATTATCTGCATTAGTTACAACGCAAGCTCCAAAAGGTATAGATGATTGTGTTTCTACGCTACTACCATCTAAAATGGATTTAACTGCACGAGAATTGATTTTATTGGAAGGATTACGAGACACTTTACCCGCATAACCTAAGTTTAATGATTGTTGAATTACTGTTCCTGGCATAAAAAATTCCTCCTTTTATTTATCTAAAATTATTTATTATTTTTCATTTTCTCTCCAGCATTTTTCCAAGCATTACAACTTTGTTCTGCTGCTTGAGTCATAGTTAGCTTTTGATGATTTGCTGCATCCATTGTAGCCTTTTTATTGTTTGCTACTGTGCTTAAAATTTCTGCATAGCTATTTACACTATAAGATCTTGCATCGTGCACTGTAGAAGCAAATTTCTTAGCTGTCTCAGTTCTTGTTTTTTCATCTGGAATAGCCATAATGATAGGCTTCATGTCTTGTACAAATTTCTTTAATGCTGCATCTGCTGCCTTGCCTTTTTCTTTTTTATCACATTCACATGGATCACAACCGCACTCTTCACATTTTTCTTTCTTTTCAGGTTCTTCATCTTTAACTTCTTTTTTACCATCAAGTTCCTCTTCGATAGCATCCATTACAGTTTTAGCATCGTTAGTCTCTTTCTTTTCAGATACCTTTAATGCTTTTACCTCAGCGATCAAGTCTTTTGCCCATGATGGAATTGTTTCTTCATCTTTGACTTCTTCCTTTTTAGGTTCCTCAGTTTCCTTTTTCTCAGGTTCTGCATCCTTTACAACTTTCTTTTCATCTTCCTCATTCATTGCATCCATCGCTTTTGCAATATCCTCTGGCTCTGCATCTTGAGCGTAGTGTTTAAATCCTAGTGCTGTTAAAAATTGTTTTGACATCTTTCCCATATTTTTTTTACCTCCTGTTATTTGTTTTATTTCTGGTTTAGAATCATGTATTGCTACCTTGCTACCAGCTCTACCATTTGGTACAACTGCCACATGGTTTCCGATTATGTTTTTCTGTTCATACTTACCATCGCCAATTTTATGCCAACTACAGTCATAACCACACGATACTTCACGTTTCAAATTATTTTGTATTTCAGATACAAGCCCTGCATCTTTTACAAATAAATCTGCGACTAAAAAGTCATCATCGCGTCTTACATTTTGAGCGTGACCTCGTTCAATCATTGGTGTTGTATCAAGATCAAGATTCGATGTCGGATGAGTATTGGTCACCGATTTACCTTCAAAACTTGATATCGTAGCTTCGCTGAATAATTCCTCTGGACTTCTATAAACTTTGCATAAGCTCCCATATGGTTCATTAAATGCTGATGGTAATTCTTGGCCATAGTATTCCATCCATCCTGTACGACCTATAGGTACGTTTTTACATATTAAATAACCCTCTGGTGTTAATGACATATTGTCTGATATTTTATCACCGTAGTAACTGAGATTCACTTTCTCACCCCCTTTCAAGGCAAAATAAAAGCACCTACATTTGTAAGTGCTAACTGACTTTATTTATTTTCTTTTTTCAACTGGTGTAGTCAATGCCTTTTCTATTGACCACCCATATTTGTCTATTCTAGTAAATAGTGTGTTGCTTCTTATTCCTAAGCATTCAGCCCATTGGGTTATAGCTTTTGTTTTATCATTAAAAGTAATTAAATGATTATACTGTTTATTGCTTTGTTGTTCTTTATTAGTAATCCATCTGCAATTACTTGGTTCATAATTTCCATTTACATTTATTCTATCTATAGTCAAGTCTTCTTTATATCCATTATCTATTGACCAATTATAGAAATTCATGAAATCATCTAGCCATTCTTGGCAAATTGTTATTCCTCTACCACCATAATGTTTATATCTTGTATTTTTAGGATTATAGCATCTTTGTTTCATATGTTCCCATACATAATGAATTCTTTCGCATTCTATATTAAATCTCCAACTACAACCGCAACTTACAGATTCGCCATTCCTTAATGTCGTCCCTCTGACCTTTTTTATAGTACCACACTCACATTTGCACAACCACATTAGGGTTCCATTTGATGCCGCACTATCTTTTTCCATTACTGTCCATTTCCCAAATTTCAAACCTGTTAAATCAATTGTCTTTGACATAAACTCACCTCTTAAGTATACTTTACCACACTTAGGTATTAAATACAATACTTATTGATAAAATACAATACGTATTGTATACTAGATATAGAGGTGATACTATGAAACTAATTTTGAAAGAATATTTACAAAAAAATAATATTTCTGTATATTGGCTTGAAAAACAAACTAGTATAAGTCATAAGACCTTATATGACATGGTTAATAGAAATACTAAAGCTATTACATACTCTAATTTAGGGAAAGTATGCAAGGCTTTAAATTGTACTCCAAATGATATTTTTGAACTTGTTGAATAAGCAGGTTCTTTTCATTTATTTTACATGATAGATTTAAATTGAGCTTTTGTCATAGTCTGTATCTTCCCTTGATAATAAACTTTGTGGGGGAAATCTATGAAATCAACCCTTACTATTGGAGAACAAAAACAACGACAATTGGGACAATTTCCTGCGTTGTAGTGACCTAAAGTAGATTTAACTCCTATAAGTTCCTCAGGTGCAGGAGTGTCATTCCAATTTACAAGAACACCGCTCATATGTTTATGTGAACTTCTAGTTCTACTATCATGTGCTGTGTTCCACTCATACCAATTAATACCTATATCATCACATCTAGCCTTAGTTAACGCTGTACTTGTCTTACTACATTCAGTTCTAGCAATTAACTTAGCTTTAGACTCACACATATGAGGATATAACTTTTGTAAATCCTCCATTATATCACTTGACCTTCTGCCTTTAAGAGTTTCTTCGGCAACATGGTTTGTTATTTCCTTTGAAATTTTTAAAGGCATATCCTTAATTAATTTTGCATTTCTTTCAACTTGTTCCTTTACTGCTAAACCTATTGGACCGGTCATTTCTTTTTTAAGTGCTTCATATATTAGTTTACTTTTACTATTTTCTCTTGCTGCTTGTCTCCATGTCTTCCCTGCATCCTTAAATAAACTAGTTACCATTTTTAATGATGCTTTGTAAGCATACTCGTGGAATTCTTTACTGTCAGTAAATTTCTTAATTGTTCTTAATATGATTCTTAAATCTGTCAATCCACCTAGTTTCTTTTCCAGTGCTTTAGTTATCTTTTTCAAAGCTTTCTGATATTGGATTTCGTCCTTGCGTTTGGGTTCCCATATACTCTTCATTTTGATCGTCTCCTATTGGTGGCATATCTCCCATAGTGTCTGTGCTATCGTCCGCTTTTTCAATATCTTCATCGGTTATATTGGTAAACATGTTAGTTGTATAACTGATTTCATGAAGTTCTGACATAGCTATTTTTTGACTAACTATTCCACTATTGAAAACATCATTTATTGCACTAACTTTTTTACTTACTAAGTCGGCTATTTCACTATCAGATGGTGTTTTGATAGGATTAAATTTAACACCTAAATCATCTGGTACTTTACCAAATTCGCTCATAAACATAACTGGTAATAATTTATTTATCTTAGGTTTTAATACTGATTCTTGTTGTTGGGCTATCATGTCATAGTACATATTTTCATCAGATTCACCAGTTGAATTCATTCCAGCTGGGCTTCTTCCAAATAATCTTGTGACAGGCATATCGCATGCACCAGCAACATCTAACATAAATGATTCATATATATCATTAAGTCCTGCAAAAGTATAATTTAAAGATGATATTTCGTCTTTTTCTCCAATTAGCATCATCGCACTATTATTTCTCAACTGATTTTGAGCTGTTTTTACATTATAAAAATCTTGCTGTGTATGTATATCCGTCATAGCAAGCATTTGATCAAGTCCATCAACCTTATTTACTAGGACATTAGCTTGAAATATTAGAGCAGCTATATTCCAACTTGTATTATCTCTTTTAACTAGTTCATCATATACATGTTCTAATTCACTCGCTCCCCAATGCATTTCCGTTTGATCTTCCCAAAATGGAAGCTTTCTGCCTATAAATCTTAGTATTCTTGAATGGTGTACTCGTTGCTTCATATTCCCGTTAATATCTTTAATTTCATAAAACTCTGGCAACCCAAATTCAGGATCACTTATATCTGTTATTAACTCAATACCTGGATATATACCACTCCATCTATCTAATACCATTAATCCTTTAAAGGAATTAGGCATTATATCCTCTAAATCTAAAGGTTCATCTAATCTATCCTCATGGCCTTCTATAAGCATTATTGCACCAGCACCACCATACAGCCTGCCCCAAGTTAAACCTTCAACTATTTTTTCTTTTATGAGTGTTCTTTGTTCAAGTTTATCGAATCTATCTTGTACCTCAGGTGATAACTCAGCAGAGATAGAAAACCAATTTTTACACATATCTTCAGGAATAACATTTATTATTTTTTTAGCTATCCATGAATTACGATATAAACTATTCATAAGATTGTAGTTACGTGTTATACGTTGTATTGGATATTGAGTACCTTCAAGTAATGAATTGGAGCCTAATCCCAATCGAGCTAAAGGATTTTGAAAGCTATCTTGTGCTTGTTTTCGTGGAGGATTAGAAGTCGTTCCTGAATCTGTATTATTTTGTTTATTTTTATATCTTTTATTCTTACTCAATCCACTAAGCCTCCTTTATTAATTAGGGGGTGCTTTAAAACCCCCTATATTCCCATACTGCATTCAAAAATATAGTAATTTAAAAAATGGCATAGAATGACCCTCAATTTCTTATCAAGGTTCATTACAAAAAATGCCATATTAATGACGCACTCAGCAGTTTCTTTTAAATCTGCAAATATTCTAGCTAAACCATATCTAGTTTTGCCAGTACCAAACTTTCCCTCAACTTCATTTCTTTCACATGTATCAACATACTCTTGTTTTTTTTCAACTCTAGTTTGATTCTTTTTAGGTCTGCCTAAAGCAGGTCCGGTAATGCTAATTCCATTTTCTTTGCAATAGTTTAAGTTTTTTCTATTTCTATAAATTTTATCAGCTAATATTCTTTCAGGATAAAATCCATTTCTTGCTTTATAAGTCTCTGTTATAGGTATTAAGCTTTCGGATTCATTGTAAGCATCCCAACTTAATTTTTCCATTCTAACATAACCATTAACAACACTTATTTCAACTTTTGCCCCGAATTCCGTAGGAGCTTTAGTCTTTCCTCTAACAATTGGTCTAACATGCGGTTGACTGATACTAACAATCCTATTTTCTACTGTATGTTTTCTATTATCAAACATATATTTTTGTTGATGATATAACTGTAAAATCACTTCATATTCTTCTAATTGTCTACTATTAAGCTTTTTTCCATTCCCAATAAAATTTTCTACATATGCAATGTCTCTAGCAATATAATTTAATTGTTTTCTTATAGCTTTACGTATCTTTTTATAACTTTTCTTTCTAGCTTTTGAAACATTTAAAAAATCTTTGCGGGCCTTTAGCCTATAAGTTCTAGGCTTTTTAGATTCAGAAGGAACATGTAGGTAATCAATGTATCCTTCTAGTTTCTCGCGTGCAGAATTTAAAAGGTTTAAATCTTGTGGATAAGTTATATCTGCTGGAGTACATGTTGCATCAACAATGATAGTGCCTTGGTTAGCTTTATCTGAATTATTATTATCATCATCGTCATGTTTATCTTTGTCATCATTATTTTTCTTTGTAGTAGTATCTTTAAGAATAGTATTATTCATTTCAATAATCATATCATCAGAAATTCTTTTTCGGAATTCAACCATTGAAGAAGCTCCAAATGGTGCGGAATTTTGGAATTCTTTCAAACCAATAAAATATTGAAGGTATGGATTTTCAGCAATAGCAGATACTGTTTCACGGTCGGAACAATTAAGTTTTTGCTTTATTATTAAGCTTCCTAATGCAATACGAAGTGGTTTTGCTGGCCGACCATTATTAATGAATTGTTTAGCATATGTTTCTTCAAATTCATTCCATGGTATTATTGCTGCTAATTTAACCCATCTATTATTTATATCTAATTCTCCGTATGGAAATATAAAATCTTCTATTTTTAATTGATTATCAACTGAATACATATAAATTCACTCCTAAGTGCAAGGGTTTTCCCCCTATATTTAAAATATCTATGCACTTAGTATTCCATAAAATAGCCTATATAATACTATTCTAAACACTTAAGCAAATTTGGAGCAGCCCCTACTTATCATTTTTTTAATAGAAAAAATCCTAAGACAATACTCACTTTAAGTATTACCTTAGGATTTGCTTGATAATAAGTTTTAGTCCTCACTCTTTCCAACTGCTGAAAGAATTAATCCCTTATTGTGTTCTAATGCCCAACTAATACCCCAATCGTTTTGGAATATAAGTAGATTTCTATCTTTAAGGTCTTTAACCTTTTTAGTATCTGATGTTAAGTTTAATGAATCCATATCAATGCCCTTATTTTCAATCCATCTTACATATCTATAAGCTAATCTATCCATTTTTACATCAACATTGTATTCATTATTTAATCTGTATTCTAAAACCTCAAATTGAAGTACACCAACAACTCCAACTATAATTTCTTCCATACCAATGTGAGTTTCTCTAAATACTTGAATTGCTCCTTCTTGAGCAATTTGAGTAACACCCTTTACGAATTGCTTTCTCTTCATTGTATCTACCGGCCTTACTCTTGCAAAATGTTCTGGTGCAAAGGCTGGTATTCCTTCAAATTTAAATTTATTTGATGGCATACATAAAGTATCTCCAATTGAGAATATACCTGGATCAAATACACCAATTATATCTCCTGCATAAGCTTCTTCAACAATTTCTCTTTCTTGAGCTAAGAATTGTTGAGGTTGAGCAAGTTTAAGCTTCTTGCCTCCTTGCATATGCATAACTTCCATTCCTTTTTTAAATTCTCCTGAGCAAATTCTCATAAAGGCAATTCTATCTCTATGTGCCTTATTCATGTTTGCTTGAATTTTAAATACAAAGGCTGTAAAATCCTTATCCATAGGATCAATTTCCCCTATACTTGAATTTCTTGGAAGTGGCGCTGAAGTCATTCCTAAGAAGTGCTCTAAAAATGGCTCAACTCCAAAGTTAGTTAAAGCAGATCCAAAAAATACTGGTGTTAAATCTCCTTCTCTTACCATTTTAGGATCAAGTTCATCTCCTGCAATATCTAAAAGTTCAATGTCTTCCATAAGCTTATCATGAAGTGGTGCTCCAAGTAGATCTTTAAATATCTCATCATTAACATCACCTTCAGTTGATGAAACTTCTGTTTGACCATGATTTCCAGCATTAAAAGCTAAAACTCTCTTGTTTTGCCTTTCATAAACTCCCTTAAATTCCTTACCTGAACCTATTGGCCAGTTTATCGGATACGTCTTGATTCCAAGTTCATTCTCAATATCATCAAGTAAAGTAAATGGATCTTGAGCTTCTCTATCCATTTTATTTATAAATGTGAATATAGGGATTCCTCTAAGGGCACAAACATGAAATAACTTTCTTGTTTGATCTTCTATACCCTTTGCAGCATCAATAACCATTACTGCACTATCTGCTGCCATAAGTGTTCTATATGTATCTTCCGAGAAGTCTTGGTGACCTGGAGTATCTAATATATTTATGCAATATCCATCATAATTAAATTGCATAACTGAAGAAGTAACAGAAATACCTCTTTGCTTTTCAATTTCCATCCAGTCAGAAACAGCATGCTTAGAAGCCT